CTCCGAACAGGATGCCGTCAGCCCGAGCGTCAACAAGAACCAGACGAGCTCCACCGAAGCCCTGCGGATCCTCGATACTGCCGGCGCCGCCGACTACGAAGGCGCGGTCAACGCGTTCAACAGTACGTCGATCGGCATCAATACGACGAATGCCGCCGCCAGTGCTCTCGAAGTCGCCTACATCGCCTTTGGCTCGAGCGTCCCGGCGGGTGGCGTCACGCTGACAAGTATCGGCGCGGGCAGTCCATGTGAAGCCTTCAACGCCGCTACTAGTCCCGATCTGGTCGCAGGGGACATTCTCTACCCGCCCTCGACCACTAGCCCGGGCAGCTACGCGCTCACCGTCGGGGCGGACTGCCAGTTCAGCTACACCGGGGATGGCTCCCGCCAGCTCGCGCTGAACATCCCGATCTGGGACCTGAGTGCCGGCGCCTATCACGCGGATGACATCGACTTCGTGAGCAACGATCTGCCGCCGCTCGCGCCGGATCCGCACACGGTCACCTTCTTCGTCCCGCTCAACAGTGCCATGACACCGGTGGACCTCACCGTCTATTGTGTCGATCCGGAAGACGATACGATCACGGTGACGGGTTCGAATCTCCCGACAGGTCTTTCCATCTCGGGTGGAACGACCCTGCAGGGCACCGCTACTTCGCGCGGCATCTACACCGATCCAGATTTCGTCTGCGTCGACCAGTACGGCTCCTCCTCGGAGCACTGGTAATGCCCGATATCGTCGTCGGTCAGGTCACGGTCCCGAACGTGCTCGGGAACGATGAGACCACGGCACTGGGCGCACTCGATGCCGTCTATCTCTTTGGCGTTCCGCGCTATCTGGTGAGTCCCGGCGATACGACCGGTACCGTCATCGCACAGAATATCGCGGGAACGACCAACGTCGACCCGCAGACGAACGTCATCATCACGATTGCGATTGACCCGTTCTGGCCCATCCGTGTGGCGCGCAGACGCTAGCCAAAGATGTGCCGCTAAGCCATGAATACCCTGAAAGGAACAGGAAATCCCGTGGGCCGACCCTGCGAGTATACCGTCGAGACTGCGGACGCCATCTGTGCACGATTGGCTCAAGGCGAATCTCTGCGTTCAGTTTGCCGCGACGAGCAAATGCCTGATTGCGCTACGGTATTCGCATGGATGCGGCGCTTTCCTGAATTTCTCAAACAATACGCGAGGGCAAAGGACGAGAGCGCCGATGCCTTGACGGACGACATGCTCTATATCGCCGACACCCCACAGCTCGGAGTCGTCACGAAGACCAAGCCCGATGGAACGATCGAAACTCGTGAAGGCGACATGATCGAGCATCGAAGGCTTCAGGTGGATACCCGTAAATGGCTGGCGAGCAAACTGAAGCCGAAGAAGTATGGCGATCGCATGGACCTCACCAACTCCGATGGCTCACTGACAGGGGCTGATGCGCTGGCCAGAGCCCGTGCGCGCGTGACCGAATGGCGCGACCCTGCCGGAACGTCATTGAACGGGAATGGCGAGGCTCGTGAGCATTGAGTGGACCTGAGTCCGGAAGAGGAAGCTCAGCTCGCCGAGGATGTTGCCCGGTTCGAGTTCGATCCCCTCGGCTATGTGCTCTATGCCTTCCCATGGGGGCAGCCCGGCCCGCTCTTGCGCCAGAGACCGCGCAAATGGTTCGTCGAACTCTGCCAGCGAATCCGTCAGAAGCTACTCGCCAATCAGGGTCGCGAGCAATGGGAAGTTATTCAGGAAGCGATTGCCTCGGGTCACGGCATCGGCAAGTCCGCGGGCTATGCCCAGTTGATGCTATGGGCAATGTCGACGTTCGAGGAAACGCGTGGCGTGGTCACGGCCAACACGGATACGCAGCTTCGCACCAAGACATGGCCCGAAGTGGTGAAGTGGCACGGCCTTGCGATCAACCGGCACTGGTTCGAATGCACGGCCACCGCGATCTTTCACAAGAAGCACGAGAAGACGTGGCGCATCGATGCGATTCCATGGAGCGCCCACAATACCGAGGCCTTCGCCGGACTTCACAACCTTGGCAAGCGCCTGGCACTGCTGTTCGACGAGGCGAGTGCGATCGCCGATCCTGTCTGGGAAACCGCTGAAGGTGCGCTCACCGATGAGTGCACCCAGATTCTTTGGCTCGTGGCCGGCAATCCCACCCGCTCAACGGGTCGATTCCGTCAGTGCTTCAACCGGTTCAGGCATCGCTGGGGCACGCGCAATATCGATGCGCGCGATGTCGAAGGAACGAACAAGGCGCAGATTGAACGCTGGCGCCGCGACTATGGGGAGAACTCGCAGTTCTTCTCGGTGCGCGTCAAGGGCGAATTCGTTGAAGCCGATGCGAATCAGCTGCTTCCCCTGCAGTGGATCTCCGATGCACGGGTCAGGGAGTGGAACTGGAGTGTGGGCGATGGCTCGCTTCCCAAGCTTCGCGTCTCGGTTGACGTCGCAGACGGTGGAGAGGATGAAACCGTCATTACAGTTGCCCGTCATTATCAATCGGCCACTGTCGTGCTGAGACAGCAGTCCTTCAGCTTCAAGCCGTCGGTAGCACCGATTGAATCGGCACTTGCCGCTGAGCGCATGTTTCTGGAATGGGGCGGTCGGCCCGACGAGGATGACTTTGTTGTGGACGCGCTTGGGGTTGGCGCCGGGTGTGCGGGTACGCTGATGGCGGGAAAGGACTCGCGCCTGGCGATTGCGAGCGATGAGAAAATGGCCGGCAAGTCCTATCAGGTCGTTCAGTACAAGGGCGGTTCAAGCGCCTCGAATCCGAAGAAATGGCGCAACCGTCGGGTGCAGACCTATATTGCCTTGCGCGATGCCTTCCGCGATGGCGCTATCATTGTGCATCCTGAGGCGGTGCAGGATGAACTGGCGTGGGATGAGTTCGAAGCCCAATTGACCTCCGTGCGCACGAAGCCAGGAACCGAGAAGCTCGAAGACCTCGTGACGAAAGAAGAAATGAAACGGGATGGCCTCAAGTCTCCGGATCGCGCGGACAGCCTTGCCATGCAGTTTGCAACGGTTGCGCCGGCTATCACGGGCGCAATGGTTGTCGAGCAGGCGGTTGCCCTCACGATCCCATCGCGCTCAATGGAGGGCTACGCAGGTTAGTGGCGAATCTCTTCACCCGCCTGAAGTCCGCGTTCAAAGCTGTTCCCGCTCTTGAACAGCCGCCCGCAAAGCCTCCCGCCAACGATGTCCTGACGGTCGAGCGCAATACTTTCGGCAGCGTTTCCCCACGCTACAACCCCGACCAGCTCGTGGGCCGGCAGGGGCTTGAGATCTACCAGAAAATGCGCCTCGATGAGCAGGTCAAGGCGGTCATGAACTTCAAGCGTGACGCCATTACGGCGCGCGGCTGGACGTTCAAGTACGAGGATGATTCGAAGCTGTCCGAGACCGAGCGCGCGAATCGCGTCCACATCTTCTCCGAGATCCTCTGCCGCATGCAGGGCAGTTTCATCGACGGACTCAACCTGATTGCATCCGGCCGGGACTTCGGCTTTAGCAACACCGAAAAAGTCTATACGGAGGTGACGATTGGCGGCCAGACGTATATCGGACTCTCGATGCTGATGGGCCGCGATCCGTCGACGTTCTTCTTCCACACCGACGACTACGGAATCCTGCAGAAGCTCGAGCAGGTGGCTGCGATCCGTCGCATCGAAGTAGACATGGCGCGTGTGATCCACTACGTCCATTCGCCCGAGTTCGACCGCTACTACGGCCGATCTGACCTTCGTGAAGCCTATCGCGCATGGTTCATGAAGCAGCGGATCGGCGAGTTCTGGGTGGAGTATCTGGAGCGCATGGGCGGCGGGTTCGTGGTCGCCAATCGGACCGCCGACTGCAACATCTCGTTCGGCACGCCCGAATACACCTCCCTGCAGAAGGTGCTGACTAATCTCCACGGCACCTCAGGTATCGCACCCCCGCCAGGTGTCGAAATCGAGGTGCACTGGCCGGTCAGCACGGATGCCTTCGAGAAGGCAATGGTGTTTCAGGATCTCGCTATCGCAAAGGCGCTGCTCGTTCCCAACCTGCTCGGCATCTCCCATGCGGGCCAGACCGGTTCCTTCAGCCAGTCTCAGACTCAACTGGAAGCCTTTTTCTGGACGCTGAATGCGGATTCCGAACGCCTGCAGGCCTGTATCAACGAGCAGCTCGTCAAGGATCTGGGTGATCAGAACTTCGGCGATGGCGACTATCCCGAGTTCAGCTTCAAGCCCGCTTCCCGTGAGCACATTCTGCAGCTGATCGATAGCTGGGCGGCCCTCACGGGCGCTAAGGCGGTCATCGCGACGGAAGAGGACGAGGATCACTTCAGAAAGCTCCTTGAGATGCCCAAGCGCTCGCCCACGTCCAAGCCGCTTGCGCAGGAGATGCCGGCCCAGCCTGGTGCCGCACCGGATGCAGGCAAGACGATCCCCGCCTCAGAGACGGGCCCGAAAGCGGGTGGGGCGGATGCTGCCTACACGCGCGACCTGAACCAGCTCGAAGAGCGTCTGACCAAACTGATTACGACACTGCGGCCCGTTGGAGAAGCCCGCCAGCCAGCACAAGCCAATGGGGCTCATTCGCCCGGGTCGCAGGTCGTTCCCCACGGCAAGCTTCGAAGCGCCACCCGCGCCCAGTTCGACCGGGCCACCCAACGGGTCGCCTTTACGGTCATCGAAAACCGTCAGGACCGGATGGCGGCGGATCTCACCTCGCAGGTGTCGGCTCTGGTCGCCAAGGCCGCCAAGCGCATGCTCGGAACGGACGAGGATGTGAAGAAGCTGACCGATGCCGACCCAACCGATATTGCCGGCGTCGAATTCACCTCCAGTCAGAAGTCGAAGCTGAAGGACCTGTATCGCCGATCTCTGGCTTCCGCATGGACGCTGGGCGGCACGATGGCGCGCAATGAGATTGAGCGCGCCCGTGGCCAAAGATCGGTGGCTATGGCTGACTTGCGCGACAAGGCCGCAAGCTACTTCGAGGCAAACGGCTTCCGCATGGCGGGCAACGTGAGTGATGGGGCAAGGGCCGTGATCCAGCAGGAACTGCAGAACAGCGTGAAGTTCGGGCGTACGCCGAAAGATACGCGTGAAGCGATCTGGGGCCGGCTTGTCGATCGCGGCTTTACCTCGCGTGAGTCCGTGCTCGAAGTCGAGGACGATCCCGAAGTCGCGTTCAACCTCAAGGAACTGTGGGGCGTGGGTGAGCGGCAGACCGCCTCCTATCTCGATACGCTCTCGCGCACCAACCTGTTCGAGGCGATGAACGAGGCGCGCTACACTGAATTCACTGATCCTGCGTTGGGCGATTTTGTACAGGCTCTAGAGTGGAGCAGTGTGCTGGACGATCGCACAACTGAGATTTGCTCCTATATGAATGGTCGTGTTTACGCGACGGATTCAGAGGTTTGGCAGCAGATTCGATGTCCAGCCCACTACAATTGTCGGTCGGTTTTGATACCGATCACTGCGATGGATGGTTGGGATGGGCATGAGTCTGATCCGCCGACAGTGCAGGCACAGGCGGGATTTGGAGCGGGCACACTGCAATGAATTCGGTACCTGACCATAGCGCTGAGTGTGATTGCAATCTCTGCAAGCCAATTCTTCCAGAGCAGGGCGGCCCTCGAAAGGTATTCAATTGTCGCTGCGCCTTGGTCAATGACAGGTCGGTGACGGTTCAGCCGCAGAAGGGCTTTGGAGCGACGCTGCAATGAATCTCAATCTACTTCCAGCAGAGATAAAGCGCGGAATGAGCGCTGCAACTTATCCATTGCTTTATCAGCAGGCACGCAGCGCTATCCAGCAATGTGCGTCTGTCGATGAGTGTAAAGGATGGGAAGATAAGATGGCCGCGATTCAGACATATGCGCGGCAGGTCAAGGATTCTTCCCTATTTGATGCTGCCGCCAAAATTAAGGCGCGGGCCCAGCGTCGATTGGGAGAATTACTCGATGAGAATTATCCTGAAAAGCGCCACGTCGATATAGCCCGTGCTACTGGGCTGACTCAGCCGAGAGTGCGAGATTCGATACTCGTGGCCGCTGTACCTGAGGAGAAATTCGAGGCGGCGTTGGAAACAAGTCCAGTGCCTACTTCTCGTAAAATTCACAACCAGCATCATATGGATGAGTTGCGCGCAGACCCTGCCTATGTAAAGGAGTTGCGCGAGGAAGAATCCGCTACGGATGATGACCACGCGTATCGTGCCATATCGAATAGAATAGAAGTCATGATGGAATTCAAGCCTGCTGATATGGCTAGAATCATCGGTGAAAATTCGGCGGTTGAAGAGTGGGAGATGTTTGCTGAGTTCGTGAATCAAGTCGCTAACTTACTGAGTCGTCGCAAATCATGATCCAGCATCCCGTCGATGCACTAAAAGATCTGGGCATGCCGATGTCGCCTGAGCGCGAGGCCGAAATGCGCGCGATCTGCGATGAAGTCGTCGACGAGCCCCGCGTGATCACCCGCGTCATGACCGATGGCGTCAGTACAAAGGATGGATTGTCATGAACGCATCCCAACAGGCCATCGATGGCCTCGCCGCACAGGAATGTGAAAGTCTCGCATCCTGTGTCGGACGCGGTCAGTCACCCGAGACCTACGCCGACATCGTGGTGAAGCTGCGTGGGCATTGCGAAAAGCTCCCCGCATCCCGCAGGGAATTCTGGGTCGAGGAGTGCGCAGCGTTTGGCGTGACGCTGTTTCCGTCCGATGATTCCCCGAAGCTTGCGGAGGATCTCGCACGGGCAACGCTCGAACTACCGAGCAAGCGGAAGGCACGGGAATGAACTTCATCGCCGCACACTGGCAGGAGATCTGCGAAGTGCTCTCGCTCGCCTTCATCGGCGTGATACTGATCGTGCGTGGTATTGAGGACTATCGTGAAATGAAGTCGGGCATCACTTATGCTGGTGGTCACGCTCGTAAGACAACTCATGAGGATTCACGACTATGAATACGACAGAGCAAACCGCACTGAACGAGCGCGCCCTTCAGGAACTCGCTTCGATTCAGGCAGACATGGACAATCACCGCGATCCGCAGGCCTACGAGCGCAAGGTGCAATACCTGAACGAACTCGTGGCGGACCTGCCCAAGGAGCGTCAGGCGCACTTCTATGCCGAGGCGCGGCGTCTGAAGTTCAAGCTCGATGGTTCGGACCGCAAGGACAAGGATGTGTTCGCGGGCCCCAACGTTACGGTCGACCCGAATGCGCCGATCGATCCCAACGCACCGGTCGATGCGAATCAGGTTGGAGGAAGCCCCCCATAGCCATTCGGTTTCCGCGTTTCTCACAGACCCTGAGCGAGCAATCGCTTGGGGTCTTCCTGCGTGGAGGCACAAGGGTGTCGTAGCGACCGTAGTTCTCAAGGGGCAGGAGATATTCGCCGAAGGTCAATGGAACGGAATCACCTTCGATTCCGCCGACCTCGACAGCATCGTCAAGTCATTCGATGCGCTGAATCTCGCCTCGCATATTCCGTTGAAGCTGGGTCACGAAGGTCCAGACGCGCGTGAAGATCCGGTCAGCCAGTTCGCGCTTGGCTGGGTCACCAAGATCTATCGCGAGGGCAGGAAGCTCCTCGCGGACTTCACCGTTCCCCAGAAAGTCGCGGACTGGATCCGCGAGGGAATGCTCCAATTTGTGTCTGTAGAGCTGCTGAAAGACGTCAAAGCCGATACGCGGGAAATCCCGTGGGTGCTGGACGCAGTGGCTCTGCTGGGCGCCGATCAACCCGCGGTTGGCATCCTGAAATCCCTGTCGCTGACGATGGCTCGAAGCACTGCACTCCAGTGTCGTGAGCGCGTGGCGTTTTCGCGGGAAACCAAACCCACCCTCACTGGAGGAAAGCCAATCATGGCTGACGACGACAAGCAGAAGGACGATGTGAAAGCCCTGCTCGAGCGTCTGAATGCGGCTGAGAAAGAGCGCGACACGCTCCGCCTCGCAGCCGCACGGACGGTCGAGGCAGAAACGAAGCTCACCGAGCTTCAGACCCAGACGCGCAACGAGAAGATCACGGCTCATCGTGCGACGCTCATGGCGCTGTTCGAAGCCCCGATCAAGGACAAGAAGATCCTGCCGTCGGTGCGCGAGCAGTTCAAGCGCGTCTACAAGACCGAGTCCGAGGCAGTGCTCGATGTCACAGCATCCGATGCTGACATCTTCATGCGCGCGAATCCGAATCCGGATGCGCCGCGGGCGCCGAGCACGCTGCAGAGCGACCCGAACGACCCGGCCGAGAAGGCGTTGGCGATGGCCCGAAGTGCCGTGCAGGCCGCAGCGGTTGATCCCTTCAACAAGGACAAGCCGCGCGATGTTCTGCTGGTCGAGGCGTTCAAGGCGCAGTTCCGGAGCAATCCCGATCTCGCCCGTGGCTGGCAGTCCGCCCCTGGCGGCGACAACGCGGCACAGTAGGAGGCCACAGGAACTGAATGACAACTCACGGTAGACAGAACGACTGGGCCATTGTCGCAACCGAAGATCTCTCGGTAGCGACCGCCCGTTTCCACGCGGTCTCTTTTGCGGGTCTCGTGGTCGGAAGCTCCTCGCGAGCGGCCGGCATTCTCGTGACCAGCGCCAAGAGCGGCGAACGCGTCAGCGTGGTGTACGAGGGCGTTGCGAAATGCGCCATGGGCGGCACGGTCACGACGCTCGGATATCCCCTGAAAATCACAACGTCAGGATGGCTCGTGGAAGCTGCATCGGGTGATGCGACCTGTGGGCGAGCGACGACTGCGGCGGCATCGGGTGATCTCACCGAATGCTTCGTCGACTTCATGACTGTCCCGGCCTGGCCCGGCACTTGACGGAGGCATAGCAATACATGGGCTTCTCTACAGGCCGCGATCTCCATGTGGACCAGTTCCTCACGGAAATCGCCATCAACTTCAGACCGGAAGGTTTCATTGCCGACATGATCGCCCCGATCGTGTCCGTGCAGAAGGAAACCAATCTCTATCCGGTGTTCAACCGTGGCGAGACGTTCGCCATTGAGGACACCACGCGTTCCCGTGGCACGGAAGCCAAGCGCGTCACGCGTTCGGTCTCCACGAACAACTATGCCGTCAAGAACTACGCTCTGGCCTACGATGTGTTCGTCGAAGACCGGGCGAACATGGACGCGGCGTTGCAGTTCGAGCTCGACGCGGGCGCGGTGCGCTACCTCGAAACGAAACTGATGCTGGACTGGGACAGGCGCGTGACGTCGCTTGTGGGTTCGGCCTCGAACGTTTCGACGGGCTTCCTCACGGGCTCTTCGTGGGTGGCCGGCGCATCTCCGGGCGATCCCGTCAGCATGATCTGGAAGGCGATGGAGCAGGTCCAGACCCAGACGGCGCAGAAGCCGAACAGCATCTGTTTCGGCTGGCAGGCGTGGAACTTCTTCCGTCGCAACCTGAATGCCCGGAACTTTGTTCTCGGCACGAACAACGGTGGTGGTGCGGTCACCCGTCAGAATGCACTGGATGCGTTTGAGGTGGACCGACTCATCGTGGCGGGCGGGTTCTACAACACGGCCAACGAGGCACAGTCGGCAGCGCTCAGCAGCAATGCCCTCAAGGACTCGGTGCTGGTGTACTACGCCCCGCTGGCTCCGAGCCGCGAGACCCCGTCGTTCATGTACTCCTTCCGCTGGACCGATCCGGCACTGGGTACGCCGTTCGCGGCGATCCGGCATCCGTATGAGACGCGGAAGAAAGTGGACGGCATCGAACTGCAGTACTACCAGGATGAGAAGATCACGGGCTCCGAATACGGCGCCCTGATCGTCGGCGTCGGGTCTGCGCAGGCCAACGGGTTGACCTGACAGGCTAGTCCATGGCGGGAGTGCTCGTGGCTCCCGCCTCTTTTCGGAGGCAAGGGTGAAATCGACGCCAATACGCGAGATTCATGAGATCGAGCTGAGTTCTCGATGCTCGCTCGCGTGTCGCTATTGCCCCCACCCGAAGCTCGAACGGCCCAAGGCCGACATGTCGTGGGAGACGTTTGAGCGCACGCTCGAACATGTCTCGTACTATGTGAAGCAGGAGACGCAGGGCGAAGTGTCGCTTACCGGTATCGGTGAGGCGATACTTCATCCGCGTTTCATCGAAGCGCTCTTCCGGGTGCGTGAGACGATTGGCCCGCGCAACATTGTGCTGTCGACCAATGGTGTCGATATGACACGCGAGATTGCCGATGTGCTGGCAAGGTTGCGCGTAATCACCTTCGTCTCGACGCACCGCCCGGAGAAAGCCGGGCCTGCATGGCAGATGCTCAAGGCCGCAGGCGCAGTGGGTGGGCTCAATACAGCCTTCGTGGATTCCTCCATCGATTGGGCAGGGCAGGTGAAATGGCATGTCTCCGGACCTGTGCACGAGTGCACCTATCTCGGGGCGGCATGGGCTGTAGTGCGTCAGGATGGCTCGATCAACGCGTGCTGCATGGACGCGCACGGCAAGCACAAGCTTGCGAGCGTTTGGGATGAACTTGGCTCGCTGATGACGCGGCCGATCGGGCTGTGTGGGAGTTGTCACCTCAAGGTGCCCAAG